TAAATTTACACCGACTGATAAGTATTTACAGGTAGTTAAGGATTTAACTTCTGTGGCTAAATTGCACAATTTTATTATGCAATTCCAATATACAGGCGAAAAGGGCGATGTATGGCAAACTCCAGAAGAATTTCTCAAGAACAAACATTTAGACTGTGATGACTTTATGAGATTTACCGTAGATGTTTTAAAGAGGGTAATGGGGATTGACGCTAAAGGTGTAATTAGTAATGGTTATGATAAGGCAAGATGGGGTAATAAAAAATTATGCCATGCAATTACTGTATTCCCTTACAGGGGTAAGTTGGCTTTATTTAGCAATATGGAATTTAAGACAGGATATAACAGTTACGAGGACGCTTGTAAATATACGTTCCCAGATGGATTGAAATATATGGAAATAAGAGACTGGCAAGGGAAAGTATTAAGTAGAAAATTTAAAATATTCGGGACATTTTAAGCGAAAGGGGGCAATGCCAATGGGCGGAACAGAGATTGGAGCATTATCAATACTTGTTGGATTGTTTGTTTGGTATTTAAAGTATCAGACAAAACAGCAAACCAAAAGAGAAGATAAGCAGGATACAGAACGAATTAAAAGACAAGATAAACTCGATGAGGAACAAAAAAAAGATAGGGAATATTTCAGGAATTTGCTTACCAATGATGTAAAAGAATTACATAAGGATAATCTCAAAAATGCTGAATTGAATAATCAGAGTATAGTCTTACTTAAAGATATCGGCGGGAACCAAAACAAACTATGCAAATTAATAGAAAGCGTAGATAGGAGGATAAATGGACGGTAATAAAAAATCCTTAGGTGATCTTTCAACCCATTTCTGGAAGTCAGAATTTAGATGCCCCTGCAAAAAATGCAAAAGAAAAAAGGTCCGGGTAAGTAATTTATTAATATTTAAGTTAGAGATGTTAAGGATTGCCTCAGGTAATTTACCTATAATTATTAACAGTGGTAACCGGTGCCCGGAGGAAAATAAAAGAGTAGGTGGCTATCCTAGCTCTGCTCATATACCTAACCCGGATGGAGAGGCTGCTGATATAAAGATAAAAGGGGTAAAGCCTATTGATATCGGATTAGCTGCTGAAAAAATTGGGGGCCTTAGAATCGGGATAGCCAGAACATATTGCCACTTGGATATCAGGCCACCGAGTCCAAGTAAGTTCTGGATATATGAGAATAATATTATTTATTCGGCAAAGATAGAGAATGAGAGTTTATTAAAGTTTTATCAAATAATAACCGGAAAAGGAGGTGAAAAAACAGATGACTAAGATATTAGAAATACTTGGTCTATTAGTAGGTATAGTTCCTATAGTGATAACATTAATAAAACAAGTCGAAACACCTGGATTTGGTGCTGAAAAGAAAAAAGCAGTTTTGGACGCAATTGGTTTATTCTATGATAATTTAGGGATTACTGCTATTTCTAAAGAGAAGTTGTTAGGTATCGTAGGCGGATTATGTGATATCATTGTCGGCTTATTAAATGTGACAGGCTGGTTTAAAAACTCAAACCCTACATAGGCTTTTTGGGAGATTCCTGGCTTGAAAAGAATTTAACTATCCCTTTGTGGACCAAAATATTCAAAGTTACAGGCATCTTCGATGAAAATTTTCACAAAAAATATCGTGATTTTATACATAAAAAGCGGTATAATAATTATATAGATATGGTCTTGGAAGATATAAAGAATAACATTAGAACAATGAACAAAAAACAAATCCAGGAATTAATGTATAAGAAATTTGCAAAGCCAGAATTCAAAATAGAAGGGTAATTATGTATAATTGAAAAGAACACGATAAAAAATACTATATAAAAAATAGAGAAAAGTTATTGGAATACCAAAAAAAATATCGGGAAGAAAATCCAGAACATATTAAAGAGTATAGAAAAAGATGGAAAAAATCTAATCCTGAATATAATAAAAAATATTATGAAAAGAATCGCGACATATTAAAATTAAAAAAGAAGAAATATGATGAGAAATATTATAGAAGGAATAGGATAAAAAAGATAGAAGTTGCCAAAAAGTGGAATGATGATAATAAGGAATATCGTAAAGAATATAAGAAAAATTGGTGGGCAAATTTCTATAGGGAAAATAAGGAAAAAATATTCGAAAAGAGTAAAAAATATAGAGAAAATAATATTAAAAGAAGTAAATAGATTTATGGCTAATAAAAAATCTACCGAAGAATTATTAGAAGAAATATTCAAAGAACCTGAATGGGTAATTGAGATTGAAGAAGGATTAATGGAGAAATATCCGGATTTACGTATTTCAAGAAATTTAATATTAGGATATGCTTAAATAATTTCCTCCCCAAGTCGGCTAATGACTTTAACTTAGCTTTTTCATTTTTATACCTCCTAAATTGGAGCCGGGAATGCAAGAGTCCCGGCTTTTTTTATTTATATATCAAAATCTACCCTATATCTGATATTATTCTGCGATATTTTGTTATATCTGTTTATGATTGTATGTAAAATTCATAAAATGATAATATGAGCCCCACAGACTCCTTAGAATCGATTTTATACAATTTGCACAAAAATAAGTTGGTATATTGCTATTTCTTTGCTATTATTTTGTTCATATATACGAATTTTCATTTATTTTAAAAAAGATTTGCATTTTGTATTTTCATATGATAATATTAGTTAGGATAAAAAATGATAAAAGATGAAAGAATTAAAAAATTAATGGAGATTGCCGATTTACATAGAATTAGTCCTGTAATTATGGCTCATGCAATTGGAGTGAGTTTAACTACTTATTATCGATACAAAAATGGAGAAACTGTCCCGCAGGGTCAAAATACAAGGAACATAATTGATAGAATTATAGAAGAATATAGTTATAAAAATAAATAATAAAGGGGAAAAGCGTTATGATACTCAAATGCCTTTAGATTACCACAATTAAATAGGTAATGGGTATCCGAGTAACATTTTTTTAGAGATTATACAACGTCCTATAATATATCGTATGTTAATCATATGTAAATATCTTTAAAAGTTTAATAATTTAAAATTTAATATGGCCAAATAATTAGCTCGGATATAAGCAGGTTTGACGCTTGCCTGTATGTTCCCGGGCTTTTTATTTGGTCATTTTTATTTTAGGAATATTTGTCTGCCCTGAGTATTGAAGGAATACCCTTGAGTATACTCCATAAAATAATAGGAGCAAATATAGATACTCATAGAACGATAGAGTAAAGCCGGTTCGAATCCGGCAGGGCAGACAAATAAGAAGGAGGCAAAAAATGTTTACACAAAAGACATTCGTCAAAATTGCTAAAACTTACGGTTATACTCCAATCCTTAGTAACGAAAAAATAATATATTTGGGTAAATTAAAAATTAATAATATTCTAACTTTTAAAGAAAGACCTCAATATAAATGTAATGTTTCTCAAAAAAATACTCAGAAATTATTAAATATTTTAAGGGGGTGAAAAATTGAAAAAAGAAAAGCTAGAGCAATTAAGAAAATTTTTTGAGAAAATTGTATTTAGTTATTTTGTTCCATTGGGTTTTTATAATAAAAGTAGAAGATATGCTTTTACTGAAGATGATATGGTGAATGAACTTTTAATGGAAGTCAAGATAAGGGCTACTGAAAGAAAGGAATAAGTATGTTTAATAAAAAAGAATATATGAAGGAATATCGCAAATTATATTGGAAAAATAATCACAAACGATTAATAAAAAAACATATAGAATGGCAGAAAAATAATCCTGAAAAAGTAAGTAAAAATTCTAAGCATTATTATGAAAATCATCCTGAACGTTTTAAAAAATATCATAATGAAAATTATGAAAAAATAAAAATATCTCATAGACAATATATGAATATGAAGCGTAAAACGGATTTGAAATTTAATCTTAATCATAAAGTAAGTAAAGCGATATTGAAAGCATTAAAAGGCAATAAGTATGGTAGACATTGGGAAGATTTAGTCGGTTATACCTTGAAAGACTTAATCAAGAGATTAAAAAAAACTATGCCTATATATTATACTTGGCAAGATTTCCTACAAGGTAAACTTCACATTGACCATAAAATCCCAATATCGGCTTTTAACTTTACTAAACCCGAACATACCGATTTTAAAAGATGTTGGTATTTATCTAATTTAAGACTATTACCAGTAAGAGAGAATTTAGTTAAAAGCAATAAGTTATCAAAACCATTTCAACTTGCATTAAAAATTTAAAGAAAGGAGGACAATATATATACCAAAATTGGTATGCAAAATTATTAAAATTTTAGGAGGTAAAAAATTGGATAAACCAGATTGTTATAAATGTAAATATAGGGGAACAATTCCAGGGGACGCACATTCCCGCTGTAACCACCCAGAAGTAAAACAAGATGGTAATGAATTTGGAGCTTTAGTTGAAATGTTACAGGGCAAAAATATAAAAGCAGCAAAAAAGTTGGGAATAAAAGGGCATCCTACGGGGATAAAAAGAGGTTGGTTTATGTGGCCAGCAAATTTTGATCCTACATGGCTTTTAAAATGTAATGGATTTTCAAAAAAGTAATATATTTTTAGGAGGTAATTAAAGGTGAAAAACAATGGTTTAAAAATATTAAATCTAAAAAGTACAAACATAAAAGGAATTAAAGCAATAGATATAACTCCAAAAGATGATGTAATAATTATATCTGGCAAAAACGGTGCTGGCAAAACCTCGGCTTTAGATTCTATTTGGTATATATTGTGTTGGAAAGCCGGGGCAAAAGCAACCCCAATGCCAATTAGAAAAGGCGAAAAAGAGGCGGAAGGTGAGGTAACTTTATGTGAAGATTTATCACCTGAAGACCTGGCTGCTGGGAAAATACCGGAAGTCCTATTTGTCGTAAATAGAATATGGAAAGCTAATGGCAATACCCAATTAAAAGTAACTAACGGGAAAGGGCTAAAATATACTACCCCGCAAAAGCTATTAGATGATTTTATCGGTTATCTAAGTTTTGACCCACGGCTATTTTCACAAATGAAGGGAAGGGAACAACGGCAGGTTCTTATTGATTTAACCGGATTTGATATTACCGAAATAGAAAAAAAGATTGCTTTTCTTTATGATCAGAGATTGGAAAAAGGCCGGGAAGTAAAAATGTTAACTGGGAATAGGGAAGAAATAACAATTAAAGATTTACCGGAAGAATTAATATCAGTAGACAATATTAATAATGAACTACAAGCGGCAATGATGATTAATACCAAAATCGATGAAGCAATTAGGAATAAAGAAAATGCATTAAAAGAAATAGAAAGGTTAAAAACGCTTGTTAATAATTGCGGAAATTATCTGCTGGAAAATGAAAAAATCCCTATTGATTCCCTAAGAGAAAAATTATCTGAATCCCAAAAAATAAATGAGCAGGTAAGAGCTAGGGATCGTAACAGAATAGCAGACAGAAAAGAAAATAAGGCCAGAAATGAATATAACGATTTTACCCAGGAAATAGACGAGCAAACCAAAATTAAAGTAGACGGCCTAAGAGAGAATTGGCATAAGATCCCCGACCAAAAATTAAGTCTAACCGAAACAGAAATTGCCTACGATGGAACTCCATTTTCTCAGATATCATATTCCGAACAATTAAGAATATGTATAAAAATAGGTATGGCCTTAAATCCCAAACTTAAAGTTTTAAGGATTTCAGATTGGACTTTATTGGATAGCAAAAGCAAAGAAATAGTTCGCCAACTGGCAAAAGAGTTCGGTTATCAAATCTGGGCTGAAGAAGTAGACGATACTGGGACTAAGGGATTCTATATTGAGAATGGAGAAGTGAAAACCGAAAATGGAGAGGTTAAAGTAAAGACCGAAGTAAAAGCTGAAATAAAGGCTGAAAAAAAAGCCGAAAACGATGATGTTCCATTCTAATATGAAAAAATAATATAACGGGAGGTAAATAAAATGAGCCTAAAATCTATCGCTAAATACCGGGCTAGAAAAAATGATACTAGCGTTAAAGAAGAAATGAAGTGGCTCAAAGCAAAAGAGCAAATCGATTATGAAAAATTATTTGGGGCCGAGGTAAAGATAAATAAATATGGCCACAAAATAAAAAATTTAGGAGGTTAAAGTAATATGATTGATAAAAATAAAAAACCACTTTTTGATATAAAAGATAGAGGATTTAATGTTAAAGCTTGGTGGGGAAAACCAGAAGATAAGTCAGGTGATGCTTTAGTAGAAATAACAAAAAATGGCAAGCTTTATAGAGAATTTAAGTGGCCTGCTTATAAAATATTTAATATTGCTGCTCATTTTTCTGATATCGTTGATGGTGAATTAGAAAAAACAAATGATAAATTGTCTGGATATAAAATAGCAGGAAGTTCAATTTAAGTAAAAAATTTAAGGAGGTAATTTTAAAATGAATAATACTGGTGGTACAAGTTTTTTTAAAAAATTTACTAAGATTGTAGGTGATCATCCTATTAGCAGTATCCGGAGGTTAACCTGGAAGGGGAAAATCCGATTGGGGATAAGGGTTCCTACCATAGCAAAAGATAAAAATAAAAAATATATAAAAGACCAGAACGGGGATTTTGTACAGAAAAGGGATAAATATGGAGAATTAGAATTCCATCCTAAAGATATACCTTATTTTATATGCCCTAAAGAAGTTAAGGCAATGTTTGGAGATAAACCTACTGAATTAAAAATAGCTTTTCCTTTATCCGGTCTGGACGAAAACAGTTTACCGGATATTGGGGGTTTATTCCCTCAGGCTTATAAATGGTATGGAAGCTCTAGGGGGCTCAAATGTGTAGGGAATGGTGAAAGGGCTATGAGGGCAAACGAAAAAGGGATTTTTGAAGAGGTAGAATGCCCCTGTGATAAATTTGGTCAAAAGGACGGTTGTAGTAAACGTGCCAGCCTCTTCTTTTTTATACCGGATATATCGATGGGGGGTATTTACGTTATTGACTCCGGCTCCTGGAATACTATGGTGGATGTCCAGAGTGGTATTTACCTGGCTTTAGAACTATTAAAAGATCCTATAACTAACCGATATAACAGTATTACAATGTTGCCTTTTATATTAAGGCGAACACAAAAAGAAACCCAGCACGAGGGTAGAAAAGATAAGCACTGGCCTTTAACTTGCGAATTGGATCTACCTATACCGGAAATAAAGAAGATTAGAGAAGGTCAGACGTTATTCCTAGGTCAAAAAAGAATATACCAAATCCCTGATATCCCGGACGAAAATCCTAAATTAGATAGTGAGAAAGAAGGGGCGGTTATAGGTAAACTGGAACCCGAGGAAGAAGTTAAAAAAGAAAAAGAGAAAAAAACCGAAGATCAGGAAAAGCAAAAAAAAGTAGAAAAACCGGATACAAAAAAAGAGATTGAAAAATCAAAGATCCAGGAAGCCCAGTTGAAAAAGGATCATGAAGAAGGAAAAGACAAACTCAAATCTTATAAAGAAGCAAAAACAATATATAAGAAAAGGGTTGCGGAAGAAACTAAACTCTTATTAGCTATATCAAAAAAGGCCCAAAAGGCAGGTCTTAATAACTTTGAAAAACTGGTTAAATTTGCTGTAGAGATGGGTATATTCAAAACTATGCTTAGCGAGCCTCTGGCCAGAAAGGTCTTAACTACTAACAAGGAGAAATATAACCAGCTAATGAAAGCCCTGGAACCACCCTCCGAATCGGATAAAGAAAAATTGGATAAGATGTTTGAAACATTTAAGAAGGCTGGGCTGGATACCTGGAAAGAGATTGCCTGGTTTGCTGTAAAAGCCGATGTAAAAGAGCCGGGAAGTCCCATTGAGGAATTGAAACGAACCTTACTTGATAATCCGGAAGCAGTAGAAAAAATAATAAAGATGGCAAAAAGTGAAGAGAAACAGGAAACTATTAACGAAAATATCCCGGATAATAAAAAGTCACTTGAAATAATAAATAAGGAAGCGCCTTTCCCAGATGAAGAAATCAGCGATGAGGATACACCGGATTAATTTTTTCATTTTTACGCTCCAGGGGCAGGTTGAAAGTCCTGCCCTGCAATTATATCAATTTATATTTTATTTAAGTGAAAACCCAAAACGGGAAGATTACAAGGGTTAAAAAAACAGAATACGATAAATTTTCTATAACTAAACCATAGAGGGTTTAGGTAACTTCCCCGAATATGAAATAAGAAAATTCCGCGTGGTAGGAATAAAAAGGAGAGGGTTTGTCTGTTCCTATCTCCTGTATTTATATTTTATTATTTATACAAATGCACAAAAAAATAAGGGGGATTAAAAGGTGAAAGTACGCACTATACATTTAAGAAAAAAGAAATATGATTTAATTTTCGGCATTATAAGATTTGGCTTTTATAAATATTCATTTAAAAAAACTGATATGACCTTTTTATTCGATTGGGAATTATCTGTCGGTATAGTTGCCATAAGAAAATGGCAAACTAAAAAATTTAAGGAATTAAAGAAGATGTCTGATATAGCTTGGGATGAGAAATGGAAACAGGCAGGATATATCACCAATCCTAAATTGGAAAAGAAGGTAAAGGTATGAAAAAGCTGATAATTATAATTGAAATTATAATATTAATCTTATTAATTTATATAGCTATACCTAAAGCAAGGGCAGAAGAATTTACCGCTATGGATAACATACCAATACCCTATACCGAGCATTATATAATGTCGGGTACTGCTTACACGGATCACCAGGATTGCGTTAATAAAGTATGGAATGACGGCATAACTTCTACTGGAATAAAGGTTGGGGAAGGCATAGTGGCTATAAATATTGATATAGATAGCAACGGTAACCCCCAGGTAAATTCATTCTTAAAGATAGGCCAAATAATTTATGTGAAAGGTCAATTTATCGAGGGCCTATTTAAGGTTGAAGATACTGGCTATTTTAAAGTGAAATACCTTAAAAATGCTGATGCTAAAGATCTTTCCTTTGATATCAGTAATATAGATTTTTATAAAAAAACAATTGAAGAATCCCGGGCCTTTGGAATTCAATATCCGATAGAGGTTTGGGTAATAGGAGGGGGATAATGGAAATAATAGGTAAAGAATTTAAAAGGAAATTAATAAATTCTAAAATCGAGGTTACTCATTTTGTTAAAGTAAAATGCTCAATGAAAACCGATTTAACAAGACTTATTTGGAGTAAAAGAAAGTGCTTTATTTGTGGTGGTAAATTCAAAGATGGAGATAAAACCGTGGCCTGTATTACCAAAAAAGGAATGAATAAAATAATTTGCGAAAAATGTTATCTAGGTTTACCGGAGGATAAAAAATGAAAAAATACAGATTACAGGAAGGGGTTACTTGGATATGTTTCAAGTGTGGAAAAAAGATCCTTAGTATAAACAATATGGTTTTTTATGATCATAGACTTTACCACCGAAAATGCGCTTTAACTTTACTGGAAAAAATAAAGAAAAAAGTAATCGAAAAAATGCTTGGGGGTAAAAAGTAATGCCTAAAGTCTTAATAAAAAAGAATACGTTTCATGAAACCGCAAAAGAATTAAGAGAACTTGATAAAGAGAACAATATTAAACTTTTAAGGCTATTGGAATATTTAAGAAGGAGAAATTATAAAAAGATTCAAAAAGGAAACCGTAACTAAAGATGATTAATACCATAATCTTAGGACACGCTTTAAATATATTACCACAATTACCGGCAGAATCAGTTAATTGTGTGGTAACTTCCCCACCCTACTGGTCCTTACGAGAGTATGGAGTAAATCCGGTTATATGGGATGGGGATAAAAATTGTAAACATGAATGGGGCAATAAAACCATTACTTTAAAACATAAATCAGGCGAAACTAACCCCGGTAAAGAAAGTTGGTTTAAGGATAAGGGGGCTTCTGATGATAAAGGTAATTGCTTCTGTATTAAATGTGGGGCGTGGAAGGGTAGCCTGGGCCTCGAGCCTACCTTTGAATTATATATAAAGCACTTATGCGATATCTTCGACGAGGTCAAAAGAGTATTAAGAAAAGACGGGACCTGCTTTGTAAATATTGGCGATTCTTATGGTGGTTTTCAGGGTAAAAATGCGGGATGGCCGGATAGCAAAACTAGGGCAAAAGTACCGCAGCAATTAAAACCAAAACAATATGCTAAAAGTTTATTAGATATCCCCTATCGATTTTCAATAGAAATGACTAACCGGGGCTGGATCAAGAGGAATACAATTATCTGGTATAAACCGAATTGTATGCCCGCAAGTGCAGATGACCGGTTCACGGTAGATTTTGAATACCTATTTTTCTTTACCAAAAACAATAAAGCTATATTCTGGACTAATGAGAAAACTTTGGAATGTATAAGCAAAAAGCCACCGGGAATCAAGGGAATAGAAGGGAAAGATTGGGAGTGGAGACCCTGCCCAAGATGTCAGGGCACTGGTGGAAAAACAAAAATAAATGAAGAAGATGCTGAAAATATGGGAAGCCCGAGGGCCAGATATCACAGAATAACAAAACAAGAAAAATGTAAGAGATGTAAAGGATTAGGAAAAATTAAAGTATCCTTCTGGACTGGCCATGATTATTGGTTTGAACAGCAATTTGAGAATTTTTTAAGCAATGATTATGACCTCAATAGAATGGCAAAAGCAAGAACTGAATATGGCGGTAAATGGGCGCAAAATAGTGGTGGCGCTATAAAAACACAAAGGGCTTTTGTAGATGGTTATGCACAGGGTCGTAATAAGCGTTGTGTCTGGACTATCCCAACTCAGCCATTCCCGGAAGCCCATTTTGCGGTATATCCAGAAAAGCTAATTGAGATACCGATTAAGGCAGGATGCCCTGAATTTGTCTGTAAGAAATGTGGTAAGGCAAGGGTAAAGATATTAGAGCCAGCTGAAGAATATAAAAAATTACTTGGCAAAAGCTGGCATCCACATAAACACGACGCAGAAAGAGGAATGAATGAAACCCCAGATAAAAAGGCAAGTTGCACAGCAGAATATAAATTTAAAGGCTATTCCGATTGTGGTTGCAATGCAGGTTGGGAAAGTGGAATAGTTTTAGATCCATTTATGGGGGCCGGGACTACCGCGTTGGTGGCTTTAAAGCAAAGAAAAAGATTTATCGGTATTGAGATAAAACAAGAATATATCGATATGGCCAAAAGGCGAATAGCTAAAGTCCAGCAAAGAATTTTTTAAAGGAGATAAAAATGAAAAATAAAATTGGGTGGTGTAATACCACCTGGAATCCAGTTTGGGGATGTCTTAATAATTGTGAGTATTGTTATGCCCGAAAAATAGCAAAATTCCGTTGGAAACAAATGTATGAAATTGAATTTAATCATTATTGGAGAAAACATCCTACCTGGGCCTGGACCGGAGATCATTTATTCGGATTAAAAGATTTTAAACCCACTTTTTTAGAATCTCAATTTAATAAGAAATTTCCCAAAAAACCTCAACGAATATTTATAGGCTCAATGAGTGAAATTTATTATTGGAAAGATGAATGGTTAGAAAAAGTATTGGAAAAAGTAAAATTATATCCTCAACATATTTTCCAATTTTTGACAAGATATCCGGAAGTTTACGATAAATATATTTTCCCGAAAAACTGCTGGTTAGGAGTAACCATAACAAGAGAAAAAGATTTTGAGAGAGGAATACCTTATCTATTTATTACAAGCTGCAATATAACCTTTGTGTCGGTTGAGCCTATCCTCGAATACATTAATCCCGGGCAACTTTCAAACGCAAATATTGACTGGATAATCCTGGGGGCTGAAACCGGGAATAGGAAAGGGAAAATCATACCAAAAAAGGAATGGATTGAGAATATAGTAAATTATTGTAAGTGGAATAATATTCCGGTTTATCTAAAAGATAGCCTAAAAGATATCTATCCGGAAAAGATACAGATGTTCCCGGAGATAAAATAATATGGAATTTATATATTGGTTAATCGGTTATGGATTAATGGTGTGGTTTTATCTGGTATTTCTACAATGAAAACATTAGAGAATATTTACGAATGGATAATTATAGTTATAGCAATATTTATTTTCGTAGTGCCTGAAATGGCTTATAGTTGCTTGCTTAGAGCGAGAGATAAGCTGGAAGATATGGCAGGGGAACTATAAAAATACTATAAATATTTAATCTGTTTCTATAAAAAAGGGGGATACATAATATGTGGGGTTTTATTATAAGCATTATAGTAATAGCATTTTTAATATATCTAGCCTTACATAAATAATAAAAAGGGATGTGAATAAATGAGAAAAGAGGGACAAACTATCAAAATAAAATATGGAGGGAAAAATTATAAAGTAAAAGTATTAGAAATATTAGAAATGTTTCCAAATGGCAATGGTTTTGTAAGAGTTAAATTTTCTATAGGACAAATAAGAGATATAGCGATTAAAAAATAAGGAGGTGATGCCTTTGATTTTGGTTTGATGTTTTTTTATATAAGAGTGCTAAAAGAGGACGGGGGCAGGTTTTATGGCTATTTTACCTGTCCCCGAAAAAAGGAGAGGAGGGAAAAATGGTATATGAAGAAGTACGTTATCTAATAAAATATGGGACTAAAGAACAAAAAGAAAAAGCTAAAAAAGAATTAAAATTATATTATCCAAATAATTTAATGTATAAAAAAGCTCTTCAAAAAATTAAGAAGGAAGCGAAGCCAAATGATTGACAACAACGCTGTAATTTTATCTATAATCAAATCCTACACCGGCGAGGCTAACAGGCGTACCCAATACCAGATAACCGATGAATGTATAGCCAGGGGTGGTATTAACATAACCGAAAGGCAAACCCGAATAATATTGAGGGAATTAATTGATGAAGGCTATCCTATATTATCTACTCCGGCTGGCGGCTATTATTGGTATGAAACGGAATCGGAACGGTTAGAATGCTATAAGCGGTTAAGGCATAAAGGAATATCTATATTATTAAGGGCAAGAAATATTAACAGGAATTGCCTGGCTGAGAAGGCAAGGCAGAAAGAAATGGAGCAATTGAGTTTGGAGTTGGTGGGGTAGATGAAAATAAATCTAACTAAAAAAGAGATAAGAGCAATAATGACTTGTGTCTATTTAACAAGTGATTCTATTGAGAATAATATCTTTATGACTACACCAGGGGAACGAAGAAAATTGGATAAAATAAATTTAAACGATTTATATGTTAAGTTAGCTATAAAATTAAGATAAATTATTTTAGGAGTATTTTAAATGAAGAATAAAGGCTGGGTAAAATTGTATAGGGCGCAGTTTGGGCATTGGATATCAGAGAGAAAACCCTGGTGTGATGGTTTTGCCTGGTGTTATCTTTATAGCCAAGCTAACCATAAATCTGGAGTAGTTAATTTTAGGAATGAATATATAGAGATAAAGAGAGGGCAATTTCTAACTTCAAAATTAAAACTCCAAAAGATTTTTGGCTGGACATACAAAAGGACATCATCTTATCTAAAAGCTCTCGAAAAAGACGAAATGTGTACTATCAGAAGTACTAACAGATTTATCGTTATAACTATTGTAAAATATGAACTTTATCAATCTAAAGAGAGTAATGGGGTAGAACAGAAGGTAGAACAGGCGCTAGAACAGAAGCCGAACAGAGGTAGAACAGGGCAACACAAACAAGAATGTATTAAGAATGATTTAAGAATGATAAAGAAATTAAGCAAAACTGAAATTAAAAAAAATAAAGAGAATATTACTAAAAGTAAAAATCTTTTTTTAGATATTACGAAAGATAAAAAAAAGGAGATGAAAGCCAATGAGTAAATATCTTACTAATCTAGGATTTGAGGCCGAAAAGGAAAGAATAATTAAAATGTATAAAGATAACGTTGGGATATTAAATATAGCTAGAGAATATGGAGTGGTGGAAACTACTATCTGTCGGCGGTTAAAAAAATGGGGAATACAAGTTAAACGGAGAGCATATTATCGTAGGAAAAAACATAAAGAAAATAAAACCAAGAGAGAATTCAGCCCTGAATTACTAGCCAAAATGAAGGAGAATACAAGGATAAACAATCAGCATATAAAATTTTTTGATACGGTCGAAACTGGGAAGGATAAGTTTTTGGTCCAAAATATATTAAAAAAGTCGAGGGCAATTGCAAATGAGTAAAAATTTAGAAGAATTAAAAGAACATAATGAAGATAATTTTTTTGAGGGATTAGGTTTGCAGAATTTCACAAATAATTATATTATTCCAATTTTAGAAGATTTTGAAAAGCGAATATCTGAAATTGAGAGAAGATATATAGATTTATGGTATCCAGAACATCACGAGATTAATGAAACTGGCGGGGTAAATAATATCAAAATTATCTTAAATGATCCAAAATTAAAAAAGAAGGAGAAATAAATTGTGAAACCCAAAGTTAATATTAAATCCAATTTTTCTAAAACTATCGTGGAAAGGGTATTTGATGAGTCTGAGTTTATGCTCCGGAATAATGAAATCTTAAAAACTACTGCTATAAAATTTAAAGTATCTATAACTACCGTTTGGCGGGATATGAGGGAAAGACTGCAACGTATAAATCCAAATCAATATAAGAAAATAAGCGATCTTATTTATTCTCACAAAAAGGGGCAAAAAGGATATCGTATTTCTGGGTTTATTGGAGATGATTAAATGAAAAAATTAAACACCCTAAAAAAGAAAAAATGGCTCAAGGCCAGACGAAGAGAAAAGAAAAATAGAAAGCAGCAAAATTATGAAGCGAAAACCCGCAAGGGAACTAATAAATTTTATCTCCAAGAGAATATTAGAAGAGCCGAAAAAAAGAAACAAGAAGAAGAATTAAAGATAAAAAGTATGGAGGGACTGATTAAATGAATATGAAAGAAGCGATAGAATTTTTAAAGAAACAAGATTATATATGGATTGAAAGATTACCTCATAGAGAAATTGATAAATATATAGCAAAATTAAACGAAGCTATACGTATTATAGAAACACAACTCCAACAAGGCAAGAAGTGTCGGCTGATGTGGGAAAAATGTAAGAGACATCATAGTTATGATGGATATGTAGAAAAAATAATGAATGATTTTGAGCAAAAATACTTACCGAAGCCAAAAGAGAAGGTGATTAAGTGAGATTAAGATGGTCTAACCAGCAGATTAAAGGATTTAGCAGCCCGGTTAAAAAAGCAGAAAAAGTTAATGAGTGGGGTTGGTTAATAGTTGTTATTGCCAGCATAGGTGCAATTGTTTGGATGTGGGTTAAAATATTTACCCTGTATCAAATACATATATGGCTAAAAACGTTTTAGGATGGGGGGGGTGTGATTGAATGAAAAATGACAAAGAAAAAGAACGAGATAGGAATTGGTATATTAAAAATCGTGAAAGAATATTAAAAAAACAGAAGAAGTATTATAAAGATAATTGCGAAAAAATATTAAAGCAACAAAAAAAATATAAGAAAAATAATTGTGAAAAGATATCAGAACGAAGAAAACAATATCGTCAAAATAATTCTGAACAAAGAAGGCAATATGTAAATATGAAACGTAAAACAGATTTAAAACTTAATATTAACAACAAAATAAGCAGTAAGATACGCAGGTCTTTAAAAGGTAAGAAAAATTATAGAAAATGGGAAACTCTCGTTGGATATACAAAAGTTGATTTAATAAAACGGTTAAAATATACATTGCCTCGGGGTTATGTATGGCAAGATTTTTTAGATGGAAAGTTACACATCGACCATATTATTCCTATATCAGCATTTAATTATAATACGTCTAACAATCCAGATTTTAAACGTTGCTGGGCGTTAACTAATTTAAGACTATTAACTGAAGAAGAAAATAGAATTAAGGGTAACAAATTAGAGAAATCTTTTCAACCTGCATTAAAAATATTAGGCAAGATGTAAGGGGAATAATTAAATGGAAGTAGCTAAAGGCGGTTACCGGAAAGATCTAAAACAATATTTCAGGTCAAAATTCGAAGCGAATGTGGCCAGATATTTTAATCTAAGGAAATGCAATTGGAAATATGAACCCTTCGAGTATTGCTTTAATAAAATAAAAAGAGGACAGAGATATTATAAACCGGATTTTATATTATATTACGAGGATTACTATTATTTATATGAGGTTAAAGGCTGGTTTAGGTCAGTGGATAAAACCAAATTAAGTCGGTTTAAAAAATATTATCCGGAAGAATTTGCCAGGTTGAAGTTTATAATACCGGATAAATACGCAAGGGATAAAGCTAATGGAGAAATGATTGAATTTTTATGTGATAATCTGGGAATAGATTTTGAGGAAATACTAAGCTATAAAGAAATGGAGAAATATAGCAAGTTGATTCCTGGGTGGGAGTAAATTGACTAAAAGGGGCAAGCGATATAAAATGAAAAGGATAAAAATAAGATGTGTAGTATGCGGCAGGCCTCTCTTCTTTTCTATCAGTAAAGATCATCAGGAAGGGGGCCCCGAGATAGAGATTAGATGCTCGAAAGACCGTTGCGGTGCGATAAATATAGTCGATTATCACAATCCGGATAAAATAATTGTGAGATTAAAGGAGTGAAACTGAAAATTAATTATTATATTTTGATTCCTATTTAACTTATATTAGATATTTGAAGTAATTAAATCCAAGTGATATAATTAAAATAGAATATTGTAGAGCTCCAAATAAGAGAGCCATTTTTTAAGAAGTTTAAAACCTTCTTTGAATGGTAGCTCTTTTTTTATTTCAAAAGATAATTGGAGATAAATGAATAAAAGGACTGAAATAGACAAAGTAGAAAAACAAAAAAGGATATATCAGGTTAGCTTATTATTAAGAAGAAAACCGATGAGTTTTATATTGCAATTCATTGCAAAAAACTGGGGTCTGGAAAAGCGGCAAGCCTATAATTATATTAATTCAGCAAAAAAAGAATGGCAAAAATATTTTAAGAATTTGAAAAGGGCGGGAATGGGCTATCATATATCTCAATTGAGGGATTTAAAAGATAAAGCCTATAATAAAAAAGTTATCATAGGAAGAGGAGATAATAAAAAGACGGTTGATATCGCTGATTTAGGATTAGTATTTGAAATAACCAAAGAGGAAGCTAAGTTGATGGGGATATATCCCTCTGAAAAACATAATATAAAAGTCGAAGGAGAATTAAAGATTATCGATGCCAAAAAGAAACTCATTGAAAGAATCGATAGCCTTATTGCCAAAAGAGCAAAGAGACAAATTACTAAATAGCCTGACCGAAGAAGAAGCCGAAGATATCTTATATGATTGGGAAGTCTGGGCTAGGCCGAAACAATTACCGCCACTCGGAGACTGGTTGACCTGGCTGATCAGAACCGGAAGGGGCTGGGGAAAGACCCGGACAGGTTCAGAATATGTTATAAGTCAGGCTAAAAAGGGAGCTGAACATATAGCTTTAATTGGAGAAACTAAAGCAGACGCCAGAGATATAATGGTAGAGTTGGGGCCTGCTTCAATACTAAAAGTTTCAAGACCTGATTTTATGCCCACATATGAATCTTCCAAAAGAAGAGTAACCTGGCCTAATGGTTGTGTGGGGACTATTTATTCAGGGGATGAGCCAGACCAGGTAAGGGGGCCAAGTCATGATATTGCCTGGATAGATGAACTGGCCAAATTCAAGCATCCTCAAGCGGTATGGAATAATCTTCAATTTGGGTTGAGAAATAGAGAGGATATAAGAATTTTAGTTACCACTACTCCCAGACCTATTCCAATAATTAAAGAATTGAAAGATGACCCCGATACTATAGATATTACTGGCAGTACTTACGAGAATAAGGATAATCTACCTCAAAGATATTTTGATTATGTAATTAAAAAATATGAAGGTACAAGATTGGGGAGGCAAGAGATTCATGGACAGATCTTAGAGGATAACCCTAATGCTTTATGGACCAGGAAGATTATTGAAAATAATCGTAGAAATAAAGCGCCTAAATTAATCAGGATTGCAATTGCCATCGATCCAGAGGCTACTGACAATATTATGTCCTCTGAAACCGGGATAATTGGAGGCGGTTTAAGTGAGGACAGGCACGTATGGATTTTAGAAGATGCCACCATAAAGGGAAGTCCGGATAAATGGGGCAATGCCGCGGTAACCGCTTATCATAAACTTTTGGCGGATCGAATAGTAGGAGAAGTAAATAATGGCGGTGATATGGTTGAATATGTTATAAGGTCCATTGAAGCAAATATCTCATATAAGAGCGTCAGGGCTTCCCGGGGTAAATATGTGAGAGCTGAACCAGTTAGTGCCTTATATGAACAAAATAAAATCCACCACGTGGGGAACTTCCCGGATTTAGAAGATCAACTTTGTGAGTGGGTGCCAGGGGATAAATCCCCAGATCGTCTCGATGCTTTAGTTTGGCTGGTGTATGAGTTAATGCCTGACATGTTAGAGGATAGTTTTATAATTGAAGGAAGAAGTGCAGGGAAAAGGGCGACTTCTAACCAGGATTGGTAATTGTTAGCCTATAATTAGCGTTATGTAAAGTAAAATGATTTGACTAATAAATAATTTTGTGCTATTCTGAAAAAAAATAAATATTGTTTATAGAGCTCCACTTTAGAGAGCCAGTTTTGAGAAACCTAAAAGCTTCTTACTGGCTCTCTTTTTTTTATTTCTAAAGGAGATATATGGATTTTAAAAATATATTTCAAAATATTAAAGATAACATAAAGAAATTAGCTAAACCGGATATGGGTGAAATATCCCGCTCTAAAAATGATATTTGGGGAATTGGTGATCTTCCTATCTACAATCCTGATGACCTGGTAGAAAAAAAAGGATTGGAAATATATAGGAAAATGCAACGAAGAGATGGCCAGGTTAAGGCTGTATTTATGTTAAAGAAGCATGCTCGATTATCTACTCCTTGGGATATCAGGCCGGAAAATGAGGACGATCCAGATGCAGTAAAACAGGCTGAATTTATTAAGCATTGTTTTTCTGAAATGAAGGGTAATGTAAATAATACCCTGCTCAAAATTTGGAATGCTATGCGTGACGGTTTTTCAGTGGCTGAAATTAATTATAAGGTCCTTCCCAGTGGAGAATTTAAAGGGATGATCGGGATTGATAATATCAAGGTCCGGAAAGCTATAAATTATATGTTTAAATGTGATGAACATGGCAATATTGAAGAAAAAGGCTTGATTGAAGGTTATAATACACACTTGCCTGTCAATAAATTTATCCTCTTTGCCTACAATCCCAATGATGACGATGCGGACAGCTTATATGGTGAGTCTGATTTTAGGGCAGCCTACCGGTATTATTTCTCTAATGATATTGTACAAAGATTCTGGAATATCTTTTTAGAAAAGTTTGGCCAGCCCACTGTAATAGGTCGTTATGAAACCGGTACTCCCAAGAATAAACAGGATGAATATTTAGACATATTAAAAACCATTCAAACCGATACTGCAATAGTAATGCCCAAAGGTTTAGAAGCTGAACTTTTAGAGGCTGTTAGAAGAGGCGATGCAGGATATAAATCAGCCTTTGACACCAATAATGTCATGATTTCCCGGGCTTTACTGGTGGGGACTCTTTTAATGGATACCGGGGAAAAAGGAAGTTGGGCTCTTTCTAAAACTCATTTTGATATCTTTATTTACATACTTGATTATTTAGGAGGCGAAACTGAAGATACCATAGTCCGGGAACAGATCATAAAGCGGTTGATAGATTTTAATTTCCCAGATCCTAAATATCCTTATTTTAAATTTGAATCACTTATAAAAGATGATCAGGAAGCAAAGGCTAAAATTGCTAAAATGTTAGTTGACGGTGGCCTGATTAATCCGGAAGAGGAGTGGGTCCGGGAATTCCTTAAGATCCCAGCCAAAGAAGAAGGGATAATTTTACCTGAACCCAAACCTAAAGGCGGGGGCTTTGCAGAAGATTATCAAGCCGGGTTAAAAAGGCAAACTAACCAGTATGAAAAAAAATGTGATTTTACCAGGATAATTAAAAATTTAAATAATTGGGAAGCAGAAGCTAAAGAAGAACTTATAAAGATTATAAATAAACAGAAGGAAGCTCTTAAAAAAGATATCTTAAGAAAGAAGATCATTGAAACTAATTCAGCTTCCCAGATTGAAAAAATACAATTATCTTATGTCGGAGAATTAAAGAATAAAATACAGGAATACCTAAGAGATTTATGGCAATATGGCCGGGAAGAAGTAAACAGCGAACTGGGTAAAATGAAATTTATTGATATAGTCCCTGGGTTGCCACCTAAAAAGGCTCTGCAGTATTTAAATAATAAATCCTTCTGGATTGCTGGAGTGATAAGAGATGATGTCTTAAAAGAAGCAAGGGCGATCTTATATAACGGTCTTAAAGGCGGGACTACTACCTCAGAGATAATGTTTCAATTGGATGGATTTTTTAAAGAATATATCGGGACTACTGCGATAGAGATAAAAACCGGGAGAGAATTAACTCCCTGGCACCTTGAAAATGTAGTAAGAACCAATTTTAGCGATGCCTATAATGAGGGGCGCTGGGCCATGATGAACGATCCGGATGTAGGGGATTTTGTGCCGGCAGTAGCCTATTCCTCTGTTATGGATGATCGGACTACCGAGATATGCGAACGGTTGGATGGCCAGGTATTTGAAAAGGGCGATCCTGATTTAGCCAGGGTAAAACCACCCAATCATTATGAGTGCAGGGGAACTCTGGTCCCGGTAACTAAATATGAGAAATTTACTCCTATATCTAAAGGAGATAAGGCCAAAATTATGGCTATAAAGCCTAAAAATTTTATAAATGTAAAAGGAGTTGAGTTATATGCCTTACAAGTATCCGAGTGATATCCCGGAAGGGATAAAAGGTTTACCGGCTGATGCCCAGAAAACCTGGATCGATATTTATAATAATGCTTACGAGCAGTACAAAGATAGAGCCGACAGGGAAGGTTTAGCTAATGCCACAGCCTGGGCCGGTCTTAAAAAAGCAGGTTGGAAAAAGGATAAAGAGGGTAACTGGGTTAAAACTGAAACCCAGGGGAATTTAAGCACTCTGGAATTGGCAATGTGGGAAGCTTATTCCCAGACTTATGAATTAAAAGATGTTGAGGTCTTTGGTATTGGAGTATGGAAGGGTAATAAAATCACCGATAAAGACCTTAATGATATTGTAAATGGCACTAATGAAATAATTGACAAACTAAAACCTAAAGTAAAACTGGGTCATGACGATAAACAAGCGCTATTACAGAGAACAGGATTACCTGCTGGTGGCTGGATTACAAAGTTGAAGAGGGCAGGGGATAAAATTTTAGTAGATATAAAGGAAGTGCCTAAGGTTTTATATCAATTAATTAAAAATGGGGCATATAAGAGGATATCAAGTGAGATTTTGGCCGGTTACACAGAGCCCAGCACCAAAAAGAAATACAATAAAGTCCTCTCAGCCATAGCTTTTTTAGGTGCTGATTTACCGGCGGTAACCAATTTAAAAGATATTGCTGCCTTATATGATTTTAATGAGGATGCCAATTTAATTATATATCAAAAAGTAGAAAAATATAATTGTGAATGTATTAAATGTGGTTATAAAATGACCAGCGATAAACACTGTAATGAAATAAAATGTCCTGAATGTGGTGGCCAAATGAGAAGGGTTGAGAGGCCTGGACCGGGGCAACCACATATAGAAAAATCCAAAGAAAGGAAGGTATATATCATGCCAAACGGAATTAAGATCACTGAAGTAGAAGGTAAGAAATTTGTCGCAGTGGAAGATTACGAGAAAATTGAGAAGGAGAAGGAAGCATCAGATAAGGAAAAGGAAGAGGCCAAGGGATTTAAAGAAAAGTTTGAAGCCGAAGAGAAAAAGACCAAAGAAGCAGAAGATAAGCTAGGCAAAATCTCTAAGGAAAAAAGAGAAGCCGAGATAAAAACCTTTATTGATGATCACTGCTCCGAAAAAGACATTCGTTTTCTACCTAAACAGAAAGATATTTTAATGGCTCTTGTAGAGTCCACTTCTGATGAAAAGAAGATCAAGTTTACGGTAGATGACAAAGAGACTAAACTTTCACAGCGGGAATTACTGGAAAAATTTATCGAACTTCAACCTAATTTCTCTGACTCCATTTTTGCTGAATTAAGCAAGGGCGAAGAGGAAGGGGATGAGGATAAAGATAAATCAACCCCAGAAGAGAAGAAGGTCCAGAAGTACATGGATGAGCATAAAGATGTATCCTATCGAGATGCTGTCCTGGCCGTTCTGGAAGATACAGAAGAAAAAAAGAAAAAATAATCATTAATAAAATAATAATTAGCTGAAGAGAGGTGTTAAATAATGTCTCAGGATCTTAGTGTCTTAGACATAACTTTTAAGGCCGCTGAAGATTTATCTTTATATCAATACCATTTTGTAAAACTTGATGCAGACGGTAAAGTTGAGCATTGTACTGCAAGTACCGATACAATTATCGGTATATTAATGAATGCTCCAGATGCCGAGGATAAGGCTGCCCGGGTTAGAGTATTGGGTACAGGTAAATTGGTAATGAGTGGCACTTGTAATGAAGGTGATTTTTTAACTGCTTCCGATCAAGAAGTAAGTTATAGTGAAGGATTGGCTACCACTACCAATGTAGATTTTGTCGGGGGAATAGCTTTGGAAAATGCTACTCTTGCTGACGATATAATTGAAGTGTTAATCGTTCACTTTTTATATAATGCATTCGTAGGATAATAATAAAGAATAAATAAAAGAAAGGAGTTGAAAATAAATGCCAGATGTTGCAAACGTTCATACTGACGCAATTTTAAGTAATATTTCCGAAAAATATAGCAATGCTGCCTATGTAGGATTGCAATTAATGCCGGTTGTGCCGGTTAAAAAAGAAAGCGATAAATATTATAAATATGATTCTAAGGCTGATCGGTTTAGAGTTCCCAATACATTAAGAGCACCTAAAACCGAATCAAAAACAGTCGATTGGAAAGTAACCACCGGGACTTATCAGTGCGAAGAACACGCTTTAAACGATCTAATTGATGATCGAGAAAAGGACAACGCTGATAAACCCTTAAATTTAACGGTAGATACCGTAGAATTTTTAACTGATATTATTGAACTTGCACAAGAACAAAGGATAGCTAATTTATTGACCGGGGCATTGATGACAAAAGGTGCTACCATTTCTACCAAATGGAATGTATATGCTGATTCTGATCCTATAAGTGATATCGAAACTGGGAAACAGGATATCCACAGCAGGATATTCAGATATCCGAATACACTATTATTGGGGGTGCAGGTCTATGACCAATTGAAACACCATCCCGATATTTTGGATCGGATCAAATATGTCCAGAAGGGCGTAGTTACCCCTGAACTTATGGCCAGTATATTTGAAGTGGATAAGGTAATAATCGGTGCTGCTGGTTATAATACCAAAAAAGAGGGTCAGACTGCGGTTTATGGTTATCTCTGGGGCAAATATGCCTTACTTGCTTATGTGGAACCTAGACCTGGAATCAAAAAATTCTCTATGGGCTATACCTTTAAAGTTGGAACAAATAAAGTTCGTAGGGCTCGATTAGAAGTCAAACATAGTGATTGGTTCGAGCCTTCTATGATAGTCGATGAAAAATTAGTTGCAGTAGATTGTAGTTATTTAATGAAAGCTTGTATAACTTAAACAACTTAGATATAACAACGGAGGGGGGAGTAAATTGCCCCCCTCTTAAAAGATTAAAACGAAAGGAGATTTAATATTATGGGAATTGATAAATTTTATAGAAAAGCCGTATTTAAAGGTGATGTATATGGAAGAGGAGACATAAAAACCTATGATGTTTCTGATAATACTTATTATGTCAGCAAAGGTGGGGATGACATCAACGGGAAAGGCTCTTTTAGTTATCCTTTCGCAAGTATAGGTAAAGCAATAGAGGCAGTTATTGCCAAAGCTGATAATTCTGATATTTTAGCATATACAATTATGATCTTTCCAGGGACTTATGTCGAAACCGTAGATCTTGACAGCACTGCATTATGTAATATTTCTCTTATGGCAATGGGTGGACCGCATAGCGTGATTATACATCCTGGAGCTGGTAATGCTCTTGAGTGTAATTCCAACAATGATCACTTACATTATTTGTATGTTAAAGGTATTGATTTTTGGGACCCGATTAATTTTCTGGGTGCAAATGCTAATACACACTTTTTACAAAAAGAATGTGTATTTGAAGATTGTTTGCTTAGTAATGGTGGCCCCGAGACAGGACATACTGGGAAAACTATGTTAACGGTTAATAATGCTGGCAGATTTTTCTGGAAGAATGGTTCAATCCACGTTCTTGATGGTATTGCACTTACAAATGTTTACTCTTGTGGTATTCGTGGTGAGAGTTATAGAGAAATATTTGATCTTGTGGGTGCACCGGGAACGACCGTCTTGGTTGTAGATACCTCTGAAAATAAACCTGTCGACATGGATGAAATGATGACCTATTATATTCTTAGTGCTTATGTCCAACGTCAAGAACCTACTCTTACCTGTACGGCAGGGGTTGTCAGATATTGGTTAAGAAATTCTTATTCTGGTTTAGCAATGGGATTAACAATTCCGGCAAACGGACATCTTTATGCTCACAATTCAGTATTCCCAGGAAATGTAACATTGGCTGCTAATTCTGTTGGCAAATTGTACAAATCGCACATTAGAGGCACTTTTACTAGCAATTCTACGGATTTAAAAATATATGGTACTACTGAAGGAGAAGCACTTACTGTTGCATCTTAAAAATTAACAGGTTTGGGGAGTGCCTTAAACTCCCCAAGAAAATATTATGAGCAATAACCCTATTATTAAAGTAAGACTTATTAATTGGATACCCGAAGCGTTTATGGATATTATATCTAATGAAGGTAATTTAGAGAATATGATTATAGACAATGAAAAATTAATAATCATTGTCAATGGTGAAAAATATTCAATTAAGATAAAAAAAGAATGAGGAATAATAGATGGCTTTTTGTGAAAGTTCAGACATATTAATAAATATAAATATGGCAACCGGGAATGTGCCTTCAGGTTTAATTACAAAATCGATTATAAAGGCAGATGCAGAAATAAGAGCAGTTTTTTCATCTGATCTATTGACTGCCATTGATGCTTTGGAAACTGTACCGGCTATAATAAAATCTTTATCCGAGGATATTGCAGCCTATTATGTTATGCGGGGATTATATTCCGGTAAAATGCCGAGTACCAATGAGTGGATTGACCGGTATAAAGAGGCCAAAGATATCCTTAAACAAATTGCCGAGGGCAAGAAACAGATCGAAGGGATTACTTTAAAAGTAGGGGCTGTTCAATCGAGTACCAAAGATTATAAACGGACTTTTGACGAGAGGGATGAGACTAATTGGAAAACCGATCCTGATAAATTAGAGGATCTGGCCGATGACTAACGGGGCATTGATCAGTTATGAAATCAAAAATGATGAGAAGGTAAAAGCTCTATTAAAAAAAGCCGGGAATAAAGCTAAGGATCTTAGAATTCCTTTAAAGCGGTGTGGCATATTAATGCTTGCTTCTATCGATAAAAACTTTAGAGCAGAGGGCAGACCTAAAAGGTGGGCCCCGCTTTCCCCCATGACTATAGCTATGCGGAGAAAAGAAGGAAAAGGAGCTAAGATTTTACAGGATACTGGACATGGAAAAGGCTCTATTGTCTATAAAGTAGTTTCTAATCAGAAAGTACAGATAGGAACTCCGGTTAGTTATATGAAGATACACCAGGAAGGCGGTTCGATTAAGATACCGGCTAGGGATATTTTTCCGGTAAAAGCGAGGGCTTTACATTGGGTTGATCCGGGCACAGGGGAAGATGTTTTTGCTATGCACGTTCACCAGAAAGCCAGAACAGCCAAAATACCCCAGCGTAAGTTTTTACTTTTTCAGGAAGATGATAAGAAGAATATAGTTAATATCTTCACTGAATATTTAGAGGAAATAACAAGATGAAATTAGAGGATATCTGGAATAAAATTAAAACTATTTTAGAAGAGGATACTGTTTTAAGTCCTTATATTAAAATTGTCTATTCCGGGACCAGGGAAAACATTCCAGTTAATAATTTTCCCTGTATTATCTTGGAGCCTACCAATGCCCCGGAAGAGCCGGTAACCATGCCCCACAAAATGGAGATAAATTTTACTATTACTATCTGGGCTTATATAAAAATTTATGATGTGGACAAACAGATAGTCGGGGATGCCACCACCAAAGGAATACTTGACGTTAATTTCGATATTAAGAAAGCCCTGGGTGCTCATATCGATTTAGATGGAGAATGTCTATACTTTAGCTTCCCGAATACCAGATTTGATTTTGATTCTTATCCTTTTAGGGGAGTAGGGATTGATATGCAAATAACTTTAAGGCAAGATTTTGTAACCAGGGAATAAAGAGAAGGTGATCTTATGATATTGAAGTATAATCGAAAAACTGAATTAGAAGTAGTCGGATTGGGGGTTTTTAAACCTAATGAATTTGTAGTAACTGATGATGAATCAAAGGCAAAAAAATATTTAGAATCCGGCTATTTTGATTTAGTAAAAGAGAAAAAAAGAAAAGTTAAAAAATTAAAAAGAAAGGAGCTGAAAAATAATGGGACAAGGAGCAAGGGGACACATAGGAATTAAAAAAGAATTAATCTGGGGACAGAAGGAAGCAGGGGATAATGATTTTTTCTTACCATTTGTTTCTGAAACCCTGATCCCGAACATCGAAGAAGTTTTATCTGCAGCCCAAAGGGGAATACTTGATGAGCCAAAATCTTATCAAGGAGAAAAGGCTTTTCCTGGTAATATTGTTGTGGAAGTACATCCCGCAAGTTTGGGCCATTTATTAAGAAGTGCCATTAATGAGCCGGCAGGGGCTACCCCGGCAGGTACAGCAGAAACAGAATTAGAGGACTGTGAGGATGCCTTTGATGAATCGGTGGATGGCGGAGTAATATCCGGTATAGATGCTAATTGGTTCAAAAAAGGAACTAAATCAGTCAAATTACAGGTTACTACCGGAGTGGCTGCTGATACTATTTTAGCCACCGAAGTAGTGACTTTAACCGATATGCACCTAGATACTCATATAAAGTTTTGGATAAAGTCATCTGTTGACTGTGCTGTCGGAGATTTAGTCTTTATGCTTAGTGAATTGGCCAATTGTGGCGGGGTTGAAGGTACTACCTTAAAATCGGTTGATATCCCTGCTTTAACTGCTGGGGTTGAAAAGGAATGTACTATAAATTTGGGAACTATGACCAATTTTGACGCAGTAATCAGTCTTGGAATTAAAATGCACACCGATAAAGGGGAATTTACTATTAATATTGATGATGTAAGAAGATTGGTTACCAGTGATGCCACCAATGCTAAACAGCACGTATTTATTCCCAGACAGGCTACTGATTTTCATGCAGATTGTCCGATTAACCCTTATACTTTAGAGGTTTACCGGGATCAAGGGGATGCCTTCCAGTTTTTAGGGGCAATAGTTAATACCCTGGCTTTAAATTTCTCTACCACTGATAAAATCTTAAAGGCTACCAATGGAATCATTGCTAAGAATTTAGGCGATACACCAAAGACCGCTCCATCTTTTGAAACTACCGATCCTTTTACCTGGGAGCAGGCAGTTATTAGTATAGCTGGATCTCCTAACAATGATATAAATACCTTTGGGATAAATTATGATAATAAATGTGTAGGAAAATATGCCTTAAATAATACTGCTATATTGAGAAAAATTATTAGAAGTGGTTTTAGAGAAATACCGGTTAACTTTAGTATCGATTTTGTAGATCGTACCGAATACGATAAATTTATACTCGGTACGGAACAGGCCTTCCAGGTTAAATTTGTGGGGGCAGAATGTGAAGCCGGATATTATTATACTCTAATAATTGATATGCCTAAATTTAGATACCTGACTTATCCTATTAATATGTCAGGACCAGGACCGATAGTCTGCGGGGTTACCGGTAAGGCAAAATACGATGCAAGTTTAGGATATCCTTATAAAATTACCTTAATTAACCTTGAAACCGGGTATTAAGGTAAAGATAACCGGTAGTTTAAAATTTCATTATATAGGGTATGCAGGGTCGTTTTTTGAGGGTATTCTGTATAATTATCTAATAATAAGGAAGGAGTATTATGTCTAAAAATAAAAAAGATATTGAAAAAAAACCTAAACTTGAAGGATTAAAAGTTGTAGGCGGGAAAGATGGCTATAATCCGGCCAAAGAAAAGGAAGTTGAAGATATAGTCTATACTTCCCCGGTTAAAATAGGGGACAAAGAATATATAGTAAAACCTCTCTCTATGCTGAATATCAAGAAATTGAACATAGAAAAAAAGAAATTAAAGAAAGATGACGATATTGCCACTTATGATTATAGTTTTTATACCTTATTGACTGTAATTAAAAAATGGAATCCGGAAGCAAAGGATCTGACCATAGATCAATTTGAAGAGATGATTGACGTTAGTGAATTTGAAAGGATACAGGCGGCAATCGTTCAAATATCTGGGTTAAAAAAATATTTCAGGCCGGGGGATTCCGGGAAATAACTAAGATCCTATCTTTTGCCTATAGTTACGGGTATAGAGATATTCTGGAAATTCCCCCGAATGATCTAGATTGGATAATGGAAGATGCTCTTGAAGTATATGAGTTAAAAATGCTTTTCTATAGGGCATTTTTGGCTTTTGTGGGGGTGAAAAAGTAGATTGGCTACTGATATATGGGTTAACATTTTAGGTGATGGCTCAAAATTAAAAGGTGAATTAGATAAGTCAGGTAAAAATGTAACCAGTTTTTCTGAAAAAATAGGGAAAATCGGTAAGGCTGCAACGGTTGTTGGTGGGATAGTTACTGCTGCATTTGCCACTATTGTAACCAAAACTGCTCAAGTCGGTGATCAGTTTGACAAGATGAGCTTACGGACTGGGGTGGCAGTAGAGGATTTATCAGCCCTGGCTTATGCTGCAGATATATCCGGAACAGATATTTTGACATTAGAAAAAGGTTTAAAAGGCCTAACCAAAGTAATGGATGACGCTTCAATGGGAATCGGTGAGGGTATGGAAGCCTTTGAATTATTAGATATTGCTGTTATGGATTCAGAAGGCAATTTAAGGGGTACGGTTGATGTCTTGAAAGAGGCAGCTACCAAAATAGCGGCTATTGAAGATCCTACAAAACAGGCAGCCCTTGCTATGGATTTATTTGGAGCAAGAGCCGGCCCTCAATTATTACCTTTACTCAAAGAGGGTGAGGGTGGTATAGATGAATTAATGAATAAGGCCAAAGAATTAGGTATAACTATGTCTACCGAAGCAGCCACTAAGGCAGCCGAATTTACCGATAGGATGACCGATTTAAAAGGATCTTTGGCTGGTGCAGGTAGGACCATTGGAGATACTTTAATCCCGGCGGTTATTCCCCTAATAGAAAAGGTTACTGAAATAGTAGGCAAGGTTGTTGCCTGGACTAAAGAAAACCCTGAACTGGTTGCCACAATAACGAAAGTGGCTGCGGTGGTGGGAGTTGCTGCTGCAGTAGGTGGGCCAATCCTGATGTTAGTTTCTGCTTTTAGTGCGGTGGCTCCCGCAATAGCTTTAATAGGAACAGTGGCAACCGGCCCAATCGGATTACTTATTATCGCGGTTACTGCCATAATTGCAATCTGGAAAAACTGGGATAAAATTGTTGAATATGTTAGTGGATTTGTAGAAAAGATAGTGGCTTTCTTTACTGATTTAAAAGATAAAATACTTGGAAAGATACAGCCTATGATAGATTTTGTTATAGCTGGCTTTGAAAGACTTAATAAACTTATTGACTGGGTTAAGGGTTGGGGAAAGAAGATTACAGAAGCCCTTGGTAATGGACTGGCAGCAGGTAATCCGAGAATAGAAAAAGCAATGGATGGGGTTGTTGAGACAATAGCCAAACCTATTAGAAGTCGTTCACCGATTGAGTATGGTCCGTTAAAAGATCTTCATAAATGGGGAATGAATATCCCAGGGGAGCTCGGAAGAGGAATAACTGATGGATTACCTTTAGTATATGAACCTGTAGAGACATTATCGACTGGTATTATGAGCATATTTGAAAATCTAAAGAATGATTTTAAGTCTAACATTGTTGATCCTATCGTGGGTTATCTTGAAAGTAATTTAGCCAATGCCATAGAAGCATTATTAACCGGGTCGGAAGAATTTGAGTGGAGTTGGTCTAATTTTTGGGAAGGATTAAAGGATATTTTAATTAAAGCAGTGGCTGCAATGATAGCGAAATTAGTTGTATTAGCAGCCTTTTCCTGGCTATTTCCCTGGTTAGGTATTGGCTGGGAAAAAGGCGGTGGAGTAGGTTATGATATGGGCGGTCAGGTTAAAAAGTTTCAATTTGGTGGGGTGGCTGATACTATACCGGCCAGATTAACCCTAGGGGAATATGTAATAGCCAAACCCATGACTGATTTTATTAAAAAATTTAGGGCGATCCCCAGTAATTTAATAGCTGCAGTTGTAGGTGGGATGCCTACCCCGGTCCCTGCCTTTGCCGGTGGTGGACCGGTAGGGACTTCAAATATTACTTCAACCAGTTTTGGTGAAACTAAAATATATGTAGACATTCACGATAATAAAATATCTGATGAGGTAGATACTAGAAGATTGGCTATGACGGTAAGCAATGAAATATTGAGAAAAATAAATCTTAACCGGAGGCACTAATGGGGATAACAGTTAAAATCGCGGGTGTGGATCGCACTGAATATGTTGACGCAAGATCTTTAAGCATAATTGATGAACTTACCAATCGGGTCAATTCTGCTTCTTTTGCCTTTATTTGTAATGATATAGCCCTAGCCCCTACTGATGGAGAATCAGTCTTAATCGAAGAAGGCTCTACTAAATTATTTTCGGGAAGGATCTTGACTAAAGAAGAAGATTTTTTAAATCCCAATCTCTTGAAAGATCAAGTAGAATGTATAGATCATACCCGGGATTTAGATAAAAAATTAGTTATCGAATCATATTCAGATAAAACTGGTGGTTATATTATTAAAGATATTATCGATAAATATACTACCGGTTTTACTTATGTCAACGTTAGCGATGGCCCCACTATAACCAGAATATCCTTCGATTATGTTCAAGTATCGGAAGCTATAACTAAAATAGCAGAAACTTGCGGTTACGAATGGTATATCGATTATGATAAAGATATTTATTTCTTTTTAAAAACCGATTATCCGGCCTCTTTCCAATTGGATGATGACCAAAAATATTATAAAGATCTAATCATCAATACTGATATATCCCAGCTAAGAAACCGGGTATATATAAAAAGCTCAAAATATGAAACCCTTGATTTTACCGAATTATTTATCGGGGATGGCTCAACTGTAACCTGGACTTGCAAATATCAGGCCAATGCTTTGCCGGCCCCTTCTGCAACTTTAAATGACGTGGCCAAAACGGTAGGTTGGGATGGAGTAGATAACCCCGATGATTATGATTTTATGTTAAATGCCACTACTAAAGTTTTATCGTTAGGGACTTCTACACCTACCCCTGCCGATGGCGATGAAATTGTAATTACCTATGGGGCCGATGAGCCCATTATTATTCGCTGGGATGACCAGGATTCTATCGATGCGGTAAAAGCTATTGAAGGCGGGGATGGTATTCATGAATTTTGTATAACTGATAATAATATAGATACTAAGGAATGGGCTATTGATAGGGCGAAAGCTGATTTATTACAAAATGCTGATCCGGTAATTGAGGGAACTTTTGTAACTAATCAAAGTGATGTTAGAAGCGGTCAAATCATAACTTTAAGCTCTACCAAAAGAGATATTAACCAGGACTTTCTTATATACAGGGTAGAATTGATTAGGGTTGATGTAGTTATTGAAGAGGCTAAAGAACCTTACAAACCGGCAACTATTGCCACTATAGGATATAAACCGGCTGCCGATGCAGAAATACCATATAGATCAGTAGAAGGCGGAGAAGTTATATATTATGTTTATAATGTTACTATTGCCACTAAATTAAAGGGTTTAGAAGATCTGTTGTTAAGTTTATTATATCAAAGTAGCGAAAGCCTAAAACGGGATACCACTGCTCCAGATACTCCTACCGGACTGGCTTTATCTACAGGAATGGGTTCGATTACTCAGGCCAGTTTAGCCTGGCTAAAAGCGGAATGGAATGCTAACACCGAAGATGATTTTTCCCATTATGAATTAAAATATAAAAAGACTGCTTATTCTGACTTTGGGCTGGTTACTATTACTGATATCAGTTTTATCTGGACTGGGTTAGAACAAAATATTGAGTATGAAGTATATATCCGTGCAGTAGATATATACGGAAATAGAAGCAATTGGAGTTCCCAGATTACGCAGGTTACTGCTACCGACAGCGAGACCCCAGATCAAGTGAGTGGGGCGGTGGCGACTGCAATACTTGCGGGAATTAAAATTACCTGGACAGGAGCAACCGAAGGCAATATTGCCGGTTATGCGGTGGAAAGACAGGAAAGCGATGATGGTACTACCTGGACTGGGGAATGGACTGAGAGGGTTAGATTAGATGCTTATATGTGGCTTGATTTACTTCTGACTTATACAAAATATTATCGATATAGAATTAAAGCTTTTACTCAAACGGGGACAGAAGGAGCTACCTCTACCCCTACTGCTGATAGTATAGCTCCCAATAAAACGGGGGCTAATGATCTTGTGGCTAAATGTATTACTGCAGCTCAAATATATGGAACCAACCTTGCCGCTATATTCGCAGATTTAGGAACTATCACAGCAGGGAATATAACCTTAAATACCGCTGGTTATATTCGCTCAACCGGGAAAACTTATGGTGGAGCCACTGCTGGTTTTTGGATGGGTTATAATGTAGACAAATATAAACTGCATATCGGGACTAATACTCAATATCTAAAATGGGATGGTAGTAACTTATCTCTAAAAGGCAGTCTTACTATAATAGGTGGTTCTGGTATAGCTAATTTAACGGACGCTGGAGCTTTGGCAACTTTAGATAGTATTGCCTACGCAGCTATAACAGGGACAAAGCCTCCGACCAATGCTGACCATACTGCTGATATTGTAAGTGATTTAGCCTATTATAATTTAGTATCAGCTGCTTTATTGGACAATACAATTATTGTAGGCGGCTATATAAAAACAAGTCTACTTACCGCAACTAATATCAGAACAGGGACTTTAAGGTCAGTTCGAATTCAAGTTGGTGGCGGAACAAACGAGGATATTTATTTTGAAGATAGTGGAATAAGGATGTATGATGCTGGAAGTAGAACTATCAATATATATAAATCTGGATATAAACATTTACAATTAGCACTTGGTAGCACAGCAGGGGCATTAGGCACAGATGGGAAATTACAACTAAAGGGAACGGGAAGTATAGAACTATGGGCTACTTCAACAGTGTTTTATCTTTATTCTACGGGAACATTACAATTACCTACTTTATCTTCTGCTCCAACAGGTCATACTGGAGATTTAGCTTTTGACGATGGAGATGGACAAACTAAACTTTATACTAATGGTGCTTGGAGAAAACATTACACGTATGCAAATTGGTAAGGAGACAAAATGATATATATAAAAATTAAATCTATGACTTTTAATGAAGAAAATAATGAAATAGAACATGAGATTATACTAAATATTTCTGAAGAAGAAATATTGGGTTATGATTATAAATTAAATATCGAATGGAATTTTGATATAAAAATTAGAGATGATAGTTGGGATAGTTTTCCATTATACGAATTAAAAGATAATAAAATAATAGCGTTTGATTACATTAAATATCAATATTTTAGAGATACCAAAAGAAGGTCAAAATTATCAAGTAAAATAAACGATATGTATAACCCACCAGCGGAAGCCAAAATATTAAGAAAAACCCTTAAAAAAATATTAGACCATTTAGAAATAACAGATGAAGGATTTGAGAAATATAATATGAAGGTAGAAGATATTATTAACAAAAACCCTAAAAGTTGAAAGAATAGAGAAAAGGGTTTATAATTATATGGGGGGTGAAATTAAATGAGGAAAAAGATTTTATTGTCGGTCTTTATCATATTTTTGATTTTGTCATTAGTTGGGTGTTCTGGAATAACTACTCCACCACTCCACAATGCAGAAGAAATATTAATGACGGTGAATAATTATTGGGTTGCATTATCTAATCGAGAATTTGAATTAGCCAAAACTTATTGTATCCCAAATGGAAATGCTTATCAGATGATTGAAGGATATCAGAATACACCTTATTTTGCTTCTTCAACTTTAGTTTTCACTGCTTACCTTAACTATATTGAAACAAATGGTAATAATTCCAAAGTAAATATCAATCTTACTTTAACTGCAACCGTTTGTTTTGATGAAATTTGTTCAAGTTCAAACGAAACGATTAATAATTTTTCTATGTATTTAAATAAGATCGATGGAGTTTGGAAACTTAAATAATAATTAAATAAATTTCTAAAAATTAAATAATGAAGAGCTCCACTTTAGAGAGCCAAGAATAAGAATGATAAAACATTCTGTTTTTGGCTCTTTTTTTATTATGAAAGGATATAAAAATAGATATGTTTAATAGAAAAGAATATATGAGGGAATATAAAAAGGAATATCAAAAAAATAATGTTGAGAAAATTAAAAAATATAAATATAAATGGGAAAAAGATAATCCCGAAGAGGTAAAAAAATACATTAAAAAATGGCGAGAAAATAATCCTGAGAAAATAATGAGACAAAATAAAGAATATTATAAAAATAATCGAGAAAAAATAATGGAGCAGGTTAAACGATGGCAAAAAGATAATCCTGAAAAAGCATTAAAATATATCAAACAATGGCAAGGGGATAATCCTGAAAAAGTAAAAGAATATTATGAGAAGAATAAAAAAAGAGTAAAAGAACATTTTAATAATAAATACAGAACAAGTTTAAAATTTAATCTTAACTGTAGAATGAGAAGGGCGATAACAAAATCTTTAAAAGGGAATAAAAATGGTAGACATTGGGAAAATCTAATTGATTATACATTAGGAAATTTAATAGGACATTTAAAGAAGACTATACCTAAAAATTATAATTGGCAAGATTTTATAGAAGGTAAATTACATATTGACCATATTATACCCATAAGAGCTTTTATATTTAAAACTCCAGAAGATAAAGAATTTAAAGATTGTTGGAATTTATATAATTTGAGATTATTACCCAAAAAAGAAAATAGATTAAAACATGATAGGATAAACAATACTATATTATTAAGTCTATTAATTAATAATATATTTTTGAAAGGATAATATTATGGAAAATCTATCGAAAGAAATTGATAAGATATTAACTCAATATCTACAGGAGAATCTCGGGAATAGAATGAGCCAGTTTAGTATGAAGGGTCTTAGAGATGTGCTTATAACTACAATTCAAAATTATAAACCGACTAGAATGGAGGTGAAAAAAGAAGATGTTAAAAAATAAATTATGGATGGGGATAATTTTATCAATCCTTCTATTAGTATTTAGTATTCCCGGATTTACTGCATATTACAAATATACCCAAGAAAGCGGAGACAATTTTTATGTAGGCATCGGAGACAAAGCCGATGCCCTGGAAGATACCAATGAAATGAGACAGATAATTGATGATCTGGGGGCCTTGCTGGTCCATTCTAAAAGAGATGATCTATATCCTAAAAACGGTACTACTGGCGGCACGATCCAAATCCCCGAAGCCGGATTAAAATTTTCTAATGCTCCGGTAAATGACGATATTGCTGCTTATATTGCCGGTGAAATGATGTGGCAAACTAAAGTAGAATTAGGTCTTGATTTAACACTTTATTACCTTAAAACTGCAATAGATACACAAGGAGAAGTTGAGAATATCTGGGGAGTTTCGCTTGCTAACGATTCAGAATTACATACTATATTGACTTTGGGAACTCCCAGCGGTTTATCTTTAGATGAACAAGAATTATCTTTAGCTGTGGCAGATACAGATACAACTGGAGCATTAAATGATACCGATTGGGATACTTTTAATAATAAGCTCTCTAATATTACCGAGGAAAGCATAGGTAGTTTAAGTAATGTAGATTTAACTGATTTGGCTGATGGGAAGATATTAAAATATAACTTTACCACAAGTAAATTTGAATGTGAAGATGAGGCTGGTGGTGGCTCTACTACTTTTACAGGATTAACTGATACTCCTGCTAACTATACAGACCAGGCAGGAAAATATGTCAAAGTTAATGCAGAAGAAACTGCTTTAGAATTTGATACTCCAGGTGGTGGTGGAACAGTTACTACTTCTGGTACTCCCGTTCAATATGATTATGCCAGATTTACAGATGCAACTACTATTGAGGGTAGAAGTTATTCGGAAATGAAAACTGATCTTGCTTATCAATTATCTGATATGTCTGATGTTGGCTCGACTACTCCTACCGATAAGTATGTGTTGGTAGCTGATGGTGATAGCTGGGAAAGTAGGGCATTGGTAGAAGCTGATATTAGTAATTTAGGAACGGCTGCTGCTTTGGTAGCTGATAAATTGGATGTTTTTGCTGCAACTACAGAGGCAGAATTGTATACAGTTCTATCAGATGTAACTTTATTTTTAGAAGATACAGTAGATGATACTTCACCTGAACTTGGCGGGGAAATGGACGCAGGAGCACATTCTATTGGATTTACGCAACAAACTATTACTTATAATGTAACAACAACTACAGTAAATTGGACATTAGGGAATAAAGCAACCGTAACTCTTACGGGAAATGTTGGAACACTTGCTTTTACAAATCCCACAAATCCTTGCAATGTATTATTGAAAATAGTTCAAGATGGGACTGGAAGTAGATTAATAACTGCTTATGATGCAGATGTTTTGTGGGCTGGTGGAACTAAGCCAACTCTTACCACTACTGCAAATGGAATTGATATATGTAGTTTTTACTGGGATGGCACAAACTATTTCGGCGTGGCTTCTTTGGCATTTGCTACACCATAAGGAGAAGATATGAAAAAAACATTAATAATTATATTTCTTATAATGGCAATATTTCAAATGGTGGTTTTGGCTACTGCTATTGATGTAGGACTTCAGAATGATGGTATTACCAACCAAAGTGTTGGTAATACTACTCTAATATCTAAATATAATCCTGCGAATGCTACTGGAAAAATAACATCGGTAGAAATATGGAGTGTAGCAGGTGCTGATGCAAAAGGTGTCGAAATCGCCATTTTTTATTTGGTAAGTGGCACTAACTTTTCAACGAGAAGTACAGTATCCGTTGGCGATCTTGTAGCTGGATTAAATACTTTTGTAGTTGACCTTGATGTAGAAGAGGGAGATTATATTGGAATATATGGGACTGCTGGTGCCATAAGAGTTCGCAATCTTACTCCTACTGGAGCAAATTGGTGGTCTATTGCAGGAGACTATATACCTTGTTCTGATGTTACTTTTACCTTATCACCCAATACTACTTGGGGTTTAAGTCTTTATGGCACAGGGGCAACTGTAGAAGCAGGTAATGCAATTTTTTTTGGAATGGCATTTTAAGGAGATATTATGTGTATATTTAAAAATAAATGGACTAAATTTACACCGACTGATAAGTATTTACAGGTAGTTAAGGATTTAACTTCTGTGGCTAAATTGCACAATTTTATTATGCAATTCCAATATACAGGCGAAAAGGGCGATGTATGGCAAACTCCAGAA